AGATGATACTGGTTGCACTTGGTCAAGGTGTGCCTTTGATAAGAAACCAAAGATACCCATAGATGTGATAAAAATTAATACTATAACTGCAAATGTTAAATACATTTTTATAGAATATGGTACTAACTTATTGCGCCAATTATTATATAACCAAGAGGCGGCAACTAATTTACCTACCTCTAATGCACTACCCATAGCAATAATAGGTACAACTGCACCTGCAAATAGTGTGGATAGACCTACAATAGAATAACCAGCGGCTATTACAGATATAGATATTGCACTTAAAAATGTTATTAATATTGTAAACATATTATTATTTAGATGATAATTCTTTTTCTATTTTTGACATCATATTAATAACTCTTGAAGCATAATCTGTTGTTGTAGAAAATGCCTTTAAAGTTTTAATAAGTTTAACTGAATCTAATGGTTGATTTGTTGCTATCATTTTATCTCTCATTATTCTAAAGTCTTCATATGCTGGGTGTTCATTTAGTAATCTAATATATTCTCTTACAGAATCACATTTAGTTTTAAACACTCTAACACCCCAACCTTGCCATTTTTCCATACCTAATGGTAATAAATGTGGTGCTGTTGATTTAAATACTCTGATACCAAATAAATTATTAGCTTCTTTGGCAAATCTTGACATACCCCAACCTGACTCTAGCACAGCCTGACCAACTAACATTTCTATTGGTACTCTTTTGTCAACTGGTGTTGTAAAGTTAATATAGTCAACACAATAACCTAATTCTTTTATAAATTCTTTCTTGTTCGTATATCTCATTTCTTTTGATATTAGACCAAGATTTTGTGCCCATATAGTATGCTCTTGCCTTACTTCTTCGTTTGCCCATTTTTTAGCAATAGGGTTAGGATAAAATGTACCTACACCATATACAATTGCTAATACTAATATAGACCAAAATATTCTTTTAGCCCATAACCAAGTTTTTGAGTAAGGAAACTCTGCTATTTCTTTTTTGATTTTTTTAACCATTAGCTCTCCTAATTACAATATAATCATAACTAGAAATCGACTCTGGCTCATTTTCGCCATATTCTGACCAAGTACCAATCTCAATGTTCTTATTCTTTTTTTGAAAGAATTGTAAACCATTATTGTCCATATATTTAGACATGGTTTTAAAGATTTTTTCTGATTGTTTTTCAGTAAAATTATTCAATACATCTGTAGCCCAATTACCAGTATAATAGGTCATTGTCTTATCAGAGCCTTCAATAAAATTATCTAATTTTTTGGGGACAGCACTAATAACTGATTTTAAATAGTGGTCTAGTTCTTTTGACTTTTTTCTCACTTGTTGCATTATATATTCCTCTCATTATAAACCTTTAATTAAAAACTTTTGTATCACATTTTTAGTAGGTATCACCGTTGTGTTACCACCATCTGATAGTTCATCATGCTCATCATAGTTATAATCACTCATCAAAACATGAACATCTTTATTCTCTTTTACCAACCAACCAGTTGATACACAAATAGCAGGTTTTGACTTTTGTATTTCTTTTAAAGTTCGCCAACCTGAATCACTTTGAATATCCTCCCAATACACCATATAGAATTCAAACTCAAATGGTATGCCTGGTAGAACATCTGACTTCCTAACTTTTTTTGCCATTCTTTACACTTTCATATATTAATAAAGTTAAACATGCAAGAATTAAAATTACTAATTCTTGTGGCACATATACATAGATTGATTGTAAAATGTCGTTTATCATTTCTACTATATGCATTCCTTATCAGCAATTTTCGTGTCTTTTAACAACTCACACTTATATTTGCTGTCTGCTTTTAGTCTTAATTCAGCGGCTATACTCTCTAATATATTTGGCAAATGTTTCTCTAAAACATCTGTCATTTCTAAAGCAAAATTATATGCTAACTTTTGCATTTCTGCCTCTAATACAGAGGTATCTACATTATTACCACTTATTTTTTCTTTGATTATATGAGCTACAACTGCTGTGTTATAGTCATCTGCTTTTACTGAATTTGCGAAAGCACTTAAACCAGCCCATATCGCCATATTCAATAATATAATAAACATCACTTTTTTCATAATATATCCTTTCTCAATATTTATGGTACTACTATACACTATCCAGTATATAAAGCAAGCACTTTTTTCATAAAAAAAGCTGTTATTTTCTGCGATTTTAGGGGTGCGACAAACTAGATGTTCTAGTTTTGTACTGGTTCCTCACGCAAAAACTTATCATTCCAACCAAATGCCTCTTTTACTACTGATTCTGTTAAACCTTTATACATTTTATTTAAAGATTTATTCTTCATACCAAGTAAAACTTTAGCTTCGTCTTGGTGTAATCCTTCTAACATTTGAATAAACATGGTTTCTTTTTGTGTTTTTGTAAGGTCATTGTCTGCGCCTTTTACAAAATGCCACAATCTCTTAGCTTCGTTTCTTAATAAACCGTGTTCAGTACCTATTGGTGCTTCGTTAGCAATATATGGTGGGTCACCTGCTGGTAAATCCCATACAATACTTGAATCAAATGCACCCTTTAAAACTTGTTTAAGTGGAGCACTTGCGTTTTGTTGCAATACTGCTATCTTTTTTGGTTTGTCTTTTGCGTTATTAACTTTTGTTAAAATCTCGGACATAAGTTGAACATTCTCACCAATACCTGATGTGGTATTTGTGGCTTTCATCATTGCCGGATTCATTAAATTTGGATTTCTTTGTTGTTCAGCCATAATTTCTCCTTCAATTCATATTTCTATTTATACGACACCCATACTACGAATACTAATGACATTATGAAACCTACTATTAATACATGGTTACCTAGGTTCCATGCACTTTTACCAACCGTATGGGGGTTTTTAGGGTCTATAAATTTGTTCATATAAAATTTCTTTTACTATACCATTTGTAGAAAGCTTTATCTGTAAATAATTCTGCTATCTCTGATGGTGGTACTTGTTCAGTTTGTATGCATGTTTCAAGACTTTCATATTCATAAGTATCAACTTTACGAGTCATTGTCTTATCTTTATGAGATTCAGCTAATGTCTGTACTAATCTTTGTTGTTTAGTTTTAGCAATTGTCATCTGGTGGTCCGTTATCATTATTGTCTTTATAATTACTATCTAAATTTTTTATAATAACCCATAATACTACAATTGATACAGGTACACCTATAAAAAATAAACCTAATAATTCCATTAAAACTTCCTAACTATATGTTTTCTTAATGCTCTCACTAACTCCTCTAGTTTATCTATAACTCCGATTAAATTAGGGTCTGTAATATAATTTTTTTGTTCTTTTAATTTGTCATACTCTTTTATAGAAATCTGTACCATTGGCGATAGGTCTCTATTACCCTCGTTTTCCATGGTAGCGTCTAGGCCTCTTTGTTTCTCATCACTATCTGTCATAAAAACCTTTTTACCAGTTAAAGTGAAAACGGAGGACCTAGGGGCCCTCCGTCTCCTATTTTTAATTACGCCGAATAAGCGATTTGCTTACCGAATACAGCGTTGATACCAGCAGCTATAATAGCTTTTGATGGTGTTCCAACTCTGTAAGAAACGCCTTTTGATGTTCTATTCTCATAAATCATCATTCCTTCGTTTCTTAATTTACCAACCATTGCAGCTGGTGATTTAAGGTCGTAAGTGTTTCTCATTTGTTTCCAAGAAACATCTGAACCTTTTGCAAAAAGATTTCTCAATTTTGCTGTTTTTGAAAGTTTAGCTTTTGCCATAACTTCATCTCCTTTATTGTTGTTAAAAAAATTAAACATTGTTTAATAGTCCTTTCTTTGAGTTTAATGTACTCCTACAATTGCCTGGCAAAGCATAGTTTACTAGTTTATCAGGCGAATTCATTTTTTATCCGGGTCAAAGTCAGGTGTAAAGTGTATATCAGCCATATCTGCTAAATCTCTAACTTCGTCCTCTATATCTGGCGACAATGGTTTGTGTGGTTTGTGGTTTGTTGGTAATACTTTATTGTAATTTAACTGAGCAGTCTTCTTACTACCTTTAGCGTTCAAGGTTACCATTGCGTCTGTAAGTTGTTGTGCTGGATGTTTTTTACCAAAATCTCTGTAAATTAATCCTCTAATTGAATCTATAACTAATGCTAAATCAGCTGTAAATGTCATTTGACTAGTTCTAATACCCATATTCACAAATTTATCTAATAATGTATAAGCAATATCATCAACATTGCCTTCCACAAATTCTTTAGTTTGTTCTTCAACTAATTTTTTGTGTGCTTTGTCGTCAACAGGTTTTGACGCTGTTGTTTTATCTTTAATCCTATTTGTTGGAAATAATATGATGTTGTCTTTATCATTCACTTATAATCTCTCCTTTGAAATTCACTTTACCTTTATCAGCAAAGTATTCTACTAACTGATTATAGCCACCAATTAACTCACCATCTATTTTTATTTGTGGCATAGTTCTAACATTTTTACCAATGTCTTCAAGCATTGCCTGTGGTGAATCAAACGACTCCATCATTTTTTCTTCGTAATCAAGGCCAAGTGTCTTTAACATATGTTTGGCCTTGGTACAATAGACGCAATTGTTTTTACTATAAACTATTATCGTCATCTTTTTTCTTTAGATTTTCCCATGCTTTTTGACTCTCACCATTTAAGTTGTAAGCGTCAACGGCTTGTTCAATAGTGTAATTAAACATCTTATTGTATTCGCCAAGAGGCAATCTCATGCCAATCCATGTTCTATAATAACCATTTTTAGTTAATGTAACATCTTGAGCAAAGATTTCGTAGCCTCTAACAGGTGTATCTGTAATAATATTTACTATTATTGTTTCAACCTCTGTTACCACGGTTTTAGTTTCTGTTTTACCAAGTTCTTTAATGAATTGTTTTGACTCTTTATTCATTTCACCCTTGATAATGTCTGCCAATTCTGATTTAGCCATCATTTTGGCTTTCTCTATTGACAATTGTAAATCAGGCGAAACTGCTGTTGCAACACCAAAAATACATTGCTTATCATTGTCTGATTTCTTTAACCATTTAAGGTCGCAAGCTTTCGACTCATTGATATCAGCCATGTACCAAGCAGGCACTTTATCAACAACATTACCTTTCTCTGATTTAATCTTATAGGTACTATTCATACTAGAACATGCTGATAATCCAGCAACTGCTAATATAAGACCTATTGTTTTTAGTTTATTTTTCATTATATTTTATCACTCTCCTTCATACTATAAACTAATTCTTGCAAAAAGTCAAGCGTGGATTGTACATATGCTAATGCGTCCTCACTTGATACTTCGTACATAATAACTAGTACGAGAGCAATAATGATTAAGTTTCTAATCATCTTACCTCCCATTCACCATTTACATCTAAACAAACTTTTCCTGGTGATTTAAAAGCATGTTTATTCCGACTATAATATCGGCAATATTCAGGTGTGCCTACATCACGATAATAGAATTGAGCAAATAACTCCCAATAACCTGGTGTTTCAATGCCTTTTTTACCATCAGCACACTCTAAAATTTCTCTTTTTGTAATAGTATCGCCTTCTTGCACTATTTCAATTTTTACATAACAATACTGACCATCAACTTTATCTGGCGATATTGTTTTAATTTTGCTGTGTAAAACTTGTTCACCTGCAACTGCGATACCTGTAATTACCATAAAGATAATTAATATAAAAGTCCATGTGAGATATCTTCTCATTCTCTCATAATTAAAAGGGTCAAGCATATTTTTTCAATTCTTCAATACTTTGTTTTGTATTATATATCTCTTCTTCAAGATTGTCAATGGTGGATTGTTTGTTAGTAATTTCAATCTCCTCTTGTTTTTCTTTAACTTCGTTCTCTAATTGTTCTATTCTTTCACTATATCTATTTGTATAACTCATCTTTTTTCTATCCATCTTCCATCTGGTAACTGACAAGCAGTACCAAATACAACTTCTCTATTTACACCACCAATACCAACTAACGGCCAACTATTGGTAATATCTATTGTAGCGTCATAATCTTTACATTTAAATGGCCCCTCTAGGTAAGACCTAGTAACATGTATAATACCAGAATTACCTGTTTTCTTATTATACCAATTTGTATAACTAGAACCAGTATCACTTGTATTTAAATGGTCTACAAATACTGCGTTGTGTACATCATAATCTGAATTGTACATTAATTCTGCACCTGCAAAAGCACCTGTAATAGCACACGCACCGGTAACATAAGGGTCTGAAGCACCTGCTGTAATACAAGCAGTTATACCTGTTGCACCACCTGATACTGCACCAACATGACTTCTATTCAAAGAGCTGCAATTGGTCAGGAACACCAATGATAGTCCTAATAATAGAACCGATTGGATTGATTTCATATTTACCTTCTTCATTCTTTTTCATTGATGAACACGCCGTCATGGTCAATGCCAGAATAGTCACCATAATTATTTTTTTCATAGTCATTTATATTTGTAAAAAATTCTTTATCAACTTTACCTTTTGCAACTAATAAACAATCAGATTGTATAACTTCTATTTTATTTTTTAAATTAGGGTCAGATGGCGGAGTTTTTCTTAAATCATCCGCCATGGACTTAATAGAATCAATCTTATCACAAAATTGTTTAATAGTATGCATTAGTCTTTTTTATTAAACATTGTGAAAGGCCATTTAGTTTTCATTTCAGCCCAACTTTTCTTTTGATACTCTTTTGTTTTATCAACTTCATTTGTAATAAAGTTACCAACTTTACCTGGTACTTCACTTACAGCTGTAGCAAACTCTTTAGGTGTTATTGATTTGTTTTCATTTGCATTTGCATGATTAGCTGCTAAAGCCATACCAAGTACAAATACTGCAATTACCCAAATTGTAGGTAAATTATCAAGTATGTATTTCTTCACACTTTCCTCCCTGCTGTTTTTAGGTCACTCTTATTAACCACCATATAAGGACCCTTGTTATATGCCGGTACGATAGTAAAGTTTTTACTTGCTTCTATCTTCCAAGAATTGTCAGGTTTTGTACCACCTGAACCAATTTTATTTGATAACGGTACATCTGATAATGTAGTATCTCTCATAGTTCTTTCTGCAATATCAATTGAATATCTACCGTCTGTTGTTAAGTTAATTCTACCATTATCATCACAATCAAAACCAAGTTTTTTTAGAAACTTGACATGTTTTTGTAATGCCTCTAGGTAACTCTTCGTAGGTTTTCTTTTCTTAGCCTTACGAATAGCACCACTAGATTGATTTGTGTAAATAATAGCCATTAGTTAACTGATACTTTTTCTGATTTTTCGTATTCTGATTCGCCCATTTTCTCAGCAAATGTTTTACCAAATACTTTTAAATAAAAATGGTCTCTTGGATTAGGCGCTGACCATGCCTCTTTTAGATTGGTAAAGTTAATATCAAGACCAGTATAATATTCTGGATGTTGTTTTCTTAACTCTATATGGTCTGTAAAGAATTGAATACGATTGTCGTATTTCTCTTTCTTGCCTTTAGTATCTTTGGTTGTTGCAACTTGAAACTCTTTGAATAAGTTGTCTTTGTCGTATCTAAAACTCATAATATAATGCCTTTCTCAATTTAGTTTATACTATACAGGAAAATGTCTTATTTGTCAAGCCCCTGTAAAATTGTTGATTTCACTTGCTTTTCTCTCCAGTAATGTCGCCAGGATGCGCCAGGAATGGCGAATCAGAGCTGTCGTGTATGTCCGTACCCTCTAAATATGCGTCTTTTTGCGCTTCTGCGTCTGCCCACTTCTCAAACTCTTCTACTTCCAGTTGATATCCTGCAATCTTCTCATTGCATTTATCCACAATCATATATCTTGGTTTTTGGTCATCAACCATTTGTTTAATTTCTTTTAGGTCATCCATAAATTTTAATGTATCAATCATTTCACACTCCTTTTTAAATCGTCCCTATTGTTTACAAATACTCTAATTAATCTTGAAACATCTACCGTTTCCTCTTTTAATGTTTTAGGATTTATAAAAATAACTCTACTATCATTTACCTTTAAAGATTTGTGTTCAACATTATCATCAACCACTACGGCACTATCGGTGTTTTTACGCCAATCGTGTGATGAATAACCTAATATATCTTCACTCATTTTTTATCCTCACTTGACATTAATAATACAATGTAATGTATTGCTTTTAACAAGTCTTTTCTATTACGACCTGCTTTCTTACCAAATCTGCAAAGATACTTAATAGCATTTGCTTGGCAAAAATCTTTATCAATATTCAAGTGTCTTAACATATCTTGAACCTGGAAACCATCTTTTGTGGTACTATAATGTTCACCATAAGTACCTTTTATGTAATCGTGTATTTCTTTTATTATTTTATCTTCATTATATTTCATATTTTTTTATATTTCACCTTTGTTATTTTTACTTTGAAGTCATCTAAATGATTTAAGTTAGCATGACTATTATTATATATCGCATATGCTAATGTAGATGTATGCTCTTTAATTGATTTATGATATAATTCTTTTGCTTCTGCATATGTTTTTACAATTGTCTTGGTAGATTTATCCAAGGGACGCCACTCTACAATAGAATAACTATCTGCGTTATCTATAATATTTTTTTCCCAATCTGTTTGATGGCTATTCAATTATTTCCACCATTCATTTTCTTGTTCAATTGCAATATCAACATCTGATTTTTCTTTTTCAGTTAGATTGTCTTCTATCTGATTAAAATAACACCAGTAAGTACCGTTATCACCTGTGTATGTTATAGCACCTGTATAACCTAAACTTGTGTCATAAGTTTTTGCATTTAAAGCTGTATCATTTTCAGCCGCTATATCAGTTGCTTCAGTAGCAATACCGATATTAATTATTTCACCACTTCTACCGTGGTTTGCTTTGATTGTATCACCTATATTAATTATCATAATGTTATCCTTGTTAGTGTTTTTGTTAAATCTGGCATAAAATCATATTTAAAGAATTGTCTACCATTTACTTTTTGACCATAATCGTGAAATAAACAATTATAATCTCTTTCATCTTTATGTAAATCAAACTCTTCACCATATGTGTAATAGTATTCTGAACCGTGTATCATATCAACACCACTATGACCAGTACAATTACTAGCAGTTTCATTATAGTGTTTATCACAATACTTTTTAATTTTGTTTTTAAATGTTTCTGAATTTAATCTCTTTAATTGAGATAAAGGTACATTTCTAAATATAGTATGATGTATCTTAAAATAAGGGTCATACCTATCCTCTGAATCTTCATACTCTCTCCAGTATGTTAAGTTTATAGTACCTTGTTTACTCATTAGGCAGCCTCTAACTCTAAATCAATTACTTCATCAACATTGTATTCTTCAATACCTAACATATTGACATTATCAACATTCATAATTTTTGCTTTAGCAGCTTCTTTGCTGATTGCATTGTTTTTTAGTTGTGATAGAATATCATCAACTTTTTTTTCGGCTGTATCTTCAGCCCATTGTTTAACTTTACTCATTATATAAGTCCTTTCTTATTGTTAGTTAATAGTATATCAAGAATTTGAAGGAGAGTCAAGTAATTTCTTTTCTTGGCTTCTTCTATTCTTTCTTTTAGTGTTTTCTTAATCATAATATACATATATAATACACTACCTGGCCTATAAAGCAAGCACTTTTTTCACTTTTTTTGAAGTTTTTTTGAGACCTGGTCTCATTTCTAGGGCTGCGACAACTTGTATTGTCTAAAACCACGCCTTTTTAACCCATTCCTTGTCGGATTCATGAGGATTTGGCTGTCCGTGAAACACGGTTACCAACGATTCGCCATTATGTTCAAAGGTCATGTCTTGTCTGGAGTATCTATTACCATTACGGTCATACCATTTATATGATTGTGTCCAAGAATCAGGAAAGGAGACACATCCAGGACTTCCTTTAATAAAGTCTGAAATAAGGTTTTGGTCACCAGGAAACCGTCTTAATAGATTAGGTCTATCTGCAATGAACCTTCGCCAAAGTTTGTCATGCATTTTACTTTGGTCAAATCTCATAATACTAGAGTTAAAAACACCACTTGTTGGATTAAAATCATTCATTCCTATAAACTCAAACTCTGGTTTATATGTAAAGAAACAATCTATATTATCTGTAATTACTACATCTAAATCCATATATAATGTATGGCCTGGTAAATCAACTTTAGGATGAAATAATTGCATTTTATTCCACCAGCCTTGTAAGTCTGTTTCAGGAAACTCTCTAATGTTAATATGACCATCAACCATTTTATGCATTTTGACATGGTCAGTAAACACAAAAAAGTTAATAGATAGGGTGGTATTTCTTTTTACCATATTATAGAGTTTTTGAACATACTCTACGGGATATTTGTCACCATAACATACACAAGCAAAATTATACATCAAAAACCTAACCAATTAAAAACAGCTCTTATACTTAATATCATATACATACATTCCATAATCATTCTTGGCCAATCTTTATCTTTGTAACCAAACCATATCCACATCACACAAGCAGCTACACTTAACGACCAACCAACCCATTGTGTAGATATGTTGGCACTTGATAATATGAATACACTACAAACTGCAAGTAATAATCCAATCCATCTAAATTTGTTCTTGAAGAACCTTGAAGGCAATACCATCTTCAATCTCCCTTATTGTAAACTGATTATGAGTTAACATTCTCATCCATTTATTTATTTCTTTGTTATCAGGTTTAAATGGATAATTTAATGACTTATAATTTATCTCTTGATTTGATACAAAATTAGCAACATTCTTTTTATCTGTTATACATGGTACACCATTTATTATTGCGTCAACAGCCGACAATGACATGTTTGTAACTAAACAATGAGCGCCCTTTAAATCATCTAGTATATTTGTATTCCACCATTTATTACCTGGCCTTGGTTTATTTCTTAATCTTATTGGTCTATCTGTACAATTTTTTATCTCATTAATAGTTTTGTTTATCCACTCTTCTTGTGATATACCGTTTATATGAAATGTTACGGTAGGAGATGATGGACATACTAATATATGTTCACCTGATTGCCAACCTTTAAACTCTACATTTAATCTTTTATTATCACACTCTTTCAGTTTAGTAGTATGAATACCACCTTTACATATTCTAAAATATGTCTTATCATAATTGTTTATAATAGGTTCGGGATATCTTGTTATTTGTTCAGTTAGGTAACCTACATCAACATACCACCATTCCTCGCCTTGAGCCTCACACATTGTTATATCATGTATATTTTTACCTGCTAATCCCCAAAAGAAGTGTATAGGTTTATCTTCATCTTTCCAACCTTTTTCTATAGCAGGCATAAGTTGATGTGATAAACATTTATTCCATGGTAATTTATGTGTTACTAACATATTTCCACGCCGTTCCATTTTGTATCTCTGTCATAGTAAATTGATTTGCTAATAAGTTTTCTATCCACTTTTCTCTTTCTGGTGTATATAAAGGGTCTTTAATTTGACTCATATCTGTTAAAGAAACTGGTACGCCCATTGATTCATTTACACAAAAACTAGGCACACCACTCATAATAGATTTTATACAAACCGTTGATTGATATGACACCGTGCAATAAGCTTTTTCTAAATCTTTATCTAATGATACTTTACTATCTTTAGTTCTAATTTTTATTTCTTTTCTAGTATGTCTTTTAATACTTTTTAAAGTTTGTTCTTCCCAATTTTTATCAAACCAATAATAATTTTTAACATGTTCACTAGGTGGTATAAACAAAATATAATCACCCTCATACTGCCAAGGTTTTAATTTTACAAAAGGTCTATATTTTTCTATTCTTTCATAATCAGGTTTATTTAATCGTTTTATTTCTCTTACATGAAAGAAGTTTTTAGTCAATCTATATATCTTTTCACCTATTTCTTTTGAAGTGTCATGTTTATTACCAAATAGATAAGCATGGTCAAAATAGTAATAGTCTTTTGATTGTTGTATTAGTTCGCTTGTGCCTCTTAACATACCAAACACACAAATTGGTTTATCAAAGTTATTATCAAAACCAAGCCATTTTGTTTGTTCGTATTGATTAACAGACTTTTCTTTTTTCCACATATGACCGTTAGCACTTTCTACTAATGCTCTTACCGGTATATCCGTACTATCTCTTGTTTCAAACCCCTGAACCATTACTCTCTTCTAAATTTTTAAACCAATCTTGTGAATAATCGCACTTTGCATATTCTTCAAACCATGGTCCACCTTTTGTAAAGTGTACATTATTAACATCATCTTTGTGTTCATACTCACCAACTAACCAGTTCCATTCTAAAGGCAAATCTCCGATAAGGTGGTCGCCTTCTAACCATTTAAATTGATGTAACTCTAAACCACTAGCTCTATTTACATAATCTGGTGTAAGAGATGAACATTTATTACAATTCATCAACATAAAACTAGACCAATTTTTTTTAGGATAAGCAGTTTGAGGTTGACCTAAAAATTTTGTTTTTTCTTTTGGTATATAGTCGTGTTTACAAACTTGAATAGCTTTACTATCATCTCTCATTCGCCATAATTTTGATACATCTTCAAACATTAACATATCACAATCCATAAACAATGCCCAACCTTGATAGTTCATAAGGTGAGGTATCATAAATCTACTAAATGAAAACTCTGTACTAGACAAACTATTTCTTTCTCTAACAAAATCATCTTTCAAGTGATTTAATGCAATAGGCGTTATTGCTACCGGTTTTGTGCTATTTTGTATTATACTATGCGATAACACATTGTAAGCCACTTTTTCTTTACTATCATATCCTATAAAAATGTTTATCATCCTTTAAATTCCTTACTTCTTCCTGTTATTTTTCTTTGACCTTTAGTATGGTCATAAAACTTACCTAATACAGACCTTACTTGTACATGACCACCTCTGCCATCACCTATATTTAAATTTTTTACTTGTTTTTTTCCTTCAAATTTTAATCTTACATGGTCCCAAACATAACTATCATGCTGTTCATTTAAATTATATATCTCATCACTATCATACATGTATTTCATTTCATTAGCATAATTTATAATTTCAGGATGTTTCATATTAAAACCTAAAAAACCACACTCACTATATTGATTACCTCTGCCCAAATAAGTCATCATACATTCTGATTTATATAGTCTTGTTTTAATAAAATCTTTAGTCATTGGTGTATAAAAAACACTATCTGCGTCAATACCTATCACATAATCATATTCTCTGTAATTTAATATAGCATGTGTATATGCATAAACTTTGTAACAAAATCTAACACCATCTTGCCAAAAATCTTTGAGAAAATCTTTTCCTTCAAATTTATTTTTGTTTCGTTCTACAAACGCTTTACACTCTGGTATAGCCTCCATCATACCATCATCTTCATTGTAAACCGTATAAGGAAAATCCCAATTATAAGTTTTTTCAAATCTATGAGCATATTCTTTATATAATTTATTATTATATGTTGTTACAGCTAATATTTTCATATCGTCATTCCATAAACTTTCTTCCATACTGCAAAGTTAAGAGTACAAAATAATTCTTTTTGAGCATAAAGACCAATAGGTTTTTTTAATTTTGAGTCCTCTTGTTGAAATTCTTTATTATTTAAATATCTATCTTCAACATCTTTCATATTATACTCAAATATATCCATAAGTTCTTTATCGTTTAATGTTTCTCTAATAAAATCTTTTAAAACACCTCTGTTAGGTGCTGGTTGTTTAGCTCTACCAATCAGTATTTCATCTGTCGGAAAACGCCAACCTGTTTTTATATGATTTAAAATATAATTAGGTAACTTACCATGATATGCTTTTTTTTGTAATTTTTTATGAAATATTTTAGGATGTATATAAAATCTCTCATCAATTTTTAATTGACTAGGTATAACTCTTACATAATCCCTTAATCTTTTATTTAAAATAGGAAATCTACCCTCTATGCTGTGTGCCATACCTAACTTATCATTTCTAACTAAAAAGTCTTCAGCTAAAGCATTTAAACTTTCTATATATAAAAAATCATTTAAATTATCATTATTTTTTATTTGTTTTGTTGGTAACCATTCATTTAAATAATTCATTTGGTCATCTAAACTACATTCTAACTCTGAATTTTTTAATGGTATATTATTTTGACGCAACATCTTTAATTTGCTACGCCAGTTAAAATCCATATCATTAATATCATATAAATGTGGATTATGATGTTTATATCCTGCAAATAATTCATCACCACCATCACCTGCTAATGTAACGGTAATATCATTTGAAGCCATAAACTTGTTCATATTATAATAAGTAGGAAAACTTTTACCTTGTCTTGGTTCTTCTAAAGCATAAAAGGTATCTTCTAATGCGTCAACATAATCTTGTTGAGTTTGATATAACATATTATTCTCAATACCCCAATCTTTACATAATCTTTCTGCAAGTTTACTATCTTCGTTTAATAAACTTTTTTTGTCTGTTATTGCAAAACTAGATGTAAATGTTCTAGGTTTTACACCTAGTTCTTTCATCTCGTAAAGTATTGAAGTTGAATCTAAACCACCAGATAAAAATAGTCCTATATTTCTACGACCCATTAAGGTTTGATTTACTGAATAATTAAGTTTTAATTGTGTTTGTTTAGCAACAAAGTTTTCATCTAAATGAGTTGGTATTAATAAATCATAATCTAACAAGTTGTGATTTTTACCATTTACTAATACTTGACCTGGCACCAATTTTTTAATACCCTCAAACATAGTCAAATAACCAGGCACATAACCTTGATTGTAATATAAACTCAATGCTTTTTTACAAATGCGTCTTTCAAAACCACATTCTAATAAACTTCTTATTTCACTAGAAAAATATAATTTATCTTTTAAATAACCATAGTATAATGGTTTTGTACCATTCGTATCTCTTGCTAAAATTAATTCTTTTGTAGTCTTATTATAAAATGCAAGAGCAAACATACCATCACATTTCTTTAAAAACTCCCAGCCCTCATTCTTTAGACCTATTGCTAATGTTTCTGTATCTGTTTTTGGATTATGTGATAGGTCTTTATAATTATAAATCTCACCATTAAATACTAAAATACAATCTTCATAATGATATGGTTGTTTACTATCTTTTACTTGACCTATGATTGATAAAAGATTATGGCCTAGTGTGATATAATCATCTTCAAATATGCCATTACCATCTGGTCCTCTATGATGAGCGGCCTTAACCATCTTCATCATTAACTCTGGCTTTACATCAACTATTCCATGTATCGCACACATTATATACTCTTTCCCATTGTTTAGTTATAGTTTCAGGCGTAAAATTATTTTTTACAAACCTTTGGCCTTCTTCAACTTTTTGTTTTACTTCTTTAGGATTATTTATTGCCCATTTTATACCCTCATTTATATCGCCACACCAAATAAATCTTTGTAATAATAACCAACTTGGTATTTTTGCATTTGTAATAACTAATCTACCTTGTCTTAATGCGTCAACTGGTCTATTATGACCTTTATACATTGTCATTTCATTATCATTATTAACTGGTAATAATACTAAATCTGATTGTCTTACTATTTCACCTTGTATTTTATATGACCACTTAATAGGTCCCTCATTTGATATTATTTGTAGATTTATATTTTTTAAATCTATATTTGACCAATCAATTTGTTTTAGATTACCTGCACTACCATAATATACTGCGTTCAATCTGGCAAAATTAGGTTCAAACTTTACAGGTTCCTCATCTCTTTCAGTAGGGTCAGGTATTACAAATACTGGTTTATTTGTTTTTGATTCTATTAGTTCTTTTAATTTAAAACAAGTTGTTGTTATTGCTGTAGCGTGTTCATTTGTATTTGACCAAAGTTTTTCTAACATAGGCCATTTATTATCGCAAATGTCATGTATATATCTTATATTATTATTTCTTAAACTCTCTACATCTTTTTCTGTATGTATTCTGCCTAAAACAACCATGTCATTATTAAATGCTTGACCTATATTATCAATACATTTACCTATTAGTCTTGCTCTTGACCTATATGAGTAAGGTTCTATTTTACCTTTTCTATCTGGTGTATAAAATTTTAACATAAACTATTAAATACACTTTCTATCATTTTATTAAAACTTTTTTCTCTTTCACCTGCTGTCATGTCTTTGTTTGTAGTTGGTACAGGTCCTATATCCGTGTCTTGATAAACTACCATATCTTTTTCAAAATGGTCAGCAACCGTGCAAACTGATAATGCTTTCTTATTAAACTTATTTGCTAATGCATACAATATATGTGTTTCCATTTCTACAGCCAATGTACCTAATTCTTGATGTTCTTTCCACCAATTTTGGTCAGGATTATAAAACCAATCACTTGACATTATAGGTCCTGCTAAAGTGTTTTTAGGTGCCACTTTCATAAATTTTTCTAATAAATCATAAGATACAGACGGACTCATATGAGTTGTTAATTTTTTACTCATTGCATTATCTGTATGAGCTGTTGTAGCTGCAACTACATCACCTACTTTTAATTTTTTAGATATGCCTCCACAACTACCTACTCTTATTATAGTTTGTACACGATAGATATTATATAATTCATGTATATAAATGCCATTGGAAGCCATTCCCATACCACCACCTTGAACGGATATGGTCATCTTCGTATCATTCCAATCTAATACACCTGTAAAACCTAACATGTTTCTAACACCGTTAACTTGTCTGACTTCATGTAAATAAGTATCAGCAATCCACTTTGCTCTTAATGGGTCACCAGGCAATAACACTATTGGTGCATAATCACCATGTTTAGCTTCTAAATGTGGTGTCATATAACTCCTTCCATGATTTAACTCTATTCCCTTTGTAATTTCTATTATACGGCCAATCCATACAAAATGTTTTTAGACCAACTGCGTCACCATCTCTACAATAATCTACTCTATCATCAATCCATACATAGCCTGTATCTTTATATTTTTCTAATACACTTCTTTTTGATTTTGTAAAATCACCTGAACAATATATCTCATCAAATACATCACCAAATAAATGTTGTAAATTTATTTTTCTTAATCTATGAGCATACTTATCTTTACCAATCATGGTAACAACATCAAATCGCCAACCTTCATTAGCTAATTTAGTAACATATTCAACACTATCTTTAAATGCTGGTAAATATCCTAATGCGCCAGTTTGATTAAAGTCATGCACTTGACTTAATGCCTCACCCTCTGGTATGCCATATCTTTTTGCTTGTGAAAAATGGTGGTCTGTATTTGGTAATCTAAAATAACCTTGTTCTCTCATCCAGACATCAAACGCAAATGCCCAATCTAAAAGAACACCATCACAATCAGTTACTATCTTTTTCATAATCTATTAATAATCTCCTAATTTCAGGCCATGTGCCTAAATCAATATAGTCTTCTACTTCAATTACTTTACTACCAAATATTGGTGTTGATGTTATATCGTTTATTGAATGCTTTTGTTTTAAGGTTGATTTTTCCATAAAATTTATACATTCAAAAAAATTTCTTTTTCTAAAACCAAAGGCGCACCAAAAAGAATTATATTGACCAACTCTATCAATAGGTTTGTCTTCATACTCTACAACATTACCCTCTGTGTTTACATAGATTGCACCTTTTGTTTTTAAAACTTCTTTGTTATCTTCTTTTTTAATTAAAAAACTAAAGCCAGTTTCTTCTAATGCCTCTGTAATTAATGTATATAAATCTTTTCCTGGTTGTAATCTCATTAATGTATCAGGTAACAATACTAAATTATGTTCGCCAAATAAATGATAGGCACTTTTTATTGCACCTGTATATTCTTTTTCACTAGGGTTTTGAAAACAAAATGATATGTTATATTTGTCTTTATATTTTGATAGATATTTTATAAGGTCTGTTTTATCTTCATTGATAACTACAACAAACTCTACTTGATTTCTACCATAATCTTTAAAAAAATTAAAACAATTATCAATTAAAGCATTGTCATTATCTAATCTTAAAATCTCTTTAGGGTATGGTAGATTTAATCTTGTACCTTTTCCTGCTGATGGTAGTATAATTGTTAATTTCATATAAACTTTCTTAATCCTTCTAGTTTTTTTTCATGTGACCAAGTATTAGATGTTCTAGCTGTTATCCAATATGTATAATCTGGTAAAACTGCTTCAGGTAGTAAATCTTTTTCTTTAATTTGATGTTCACTCTTATGTTGATATTGAGTTAAGTTTTCTATCTGCCACACATTCATAGGGTGGTCAGACGCTGGTGGATTATCAACCATTGTCTTTGCTTTTTCTACAACTTTTTTAGCCGCCTCTGCTGTAAATATACAAGCAGATACGCCGCCTAGATGTCCTTTTTTAGGTCTTTGTATTCGCCATTGTTCAACCTCTATGTTAGGAAACTCTTGTGTTTTTACTGCAAGACAATTTACTTGTGTTGCTAAGATATTAGTATTTTTGTAAAATGGTAAATTCAACCAACGCAATAAATAAAAGTGTTCTCTTGTAGGATTTTCTGGAAATAAATCTGTAACATCAACACTATTTACATTATAATCATTACACTTATTATAAATTTCTTTGGTCGGTTTATACAATGCAATTAGTTTATATGAATCAGGATAAAATTTATTTAATTGACCTGCCCATAAATCAAAATAATGTCTAAAATATATAGGATCAGCTGCACAATAAATTATCATTACCTACCTTTTGTATAAAATAACTATCAACAATATCTGATATAGGGTTACCTACTTTATCAGTATCAAATAATTTCTTCAAATCAATTTTAGTTTCTTTCACAAATGCCTCATACATTTTATCTTTATCAGCATTACCTTTTCCAGTAGCACCTTTTTTAACAACACTAGGTACAACGGTATTGTAACCATAACCTTTTTCAAGTAATCTATATTTAAGTATACCACAATTTTCAGCAATCTGAAATAGTCCTTGGCCTTTAGAACCAAAAGAGTAGCCTTCAATAAAAATTGTTGGATTGTTTGTTGTGAATAATATATCAAAAACAAAATCTGATATGTAAGTAAATCTTTGTATTGGGTCAGTCCATTCTTTATGTTCATAACCTATAATATCCTCACTAATTTGACCTGTCCACTTTTTTTTAGAAGTTAGATAAAAATATTTTAAACTACCATCATTTACACAAACAGCAGGACTTGTTAAACTATAATCAATTCCAATTATCGTCTTCGTCTTCTTCTTTGTTGACCCATTCAACATCATCTTGGTCTTCTTCATTCTCTACCTCATATCCACAAAAAGGACATGTAAGAGGCTCTAAATCTTGCTCTTCAATATCCCATGTTACGGTATATTTAGTTTCACAGGAGGTACAGACTTTTTTTGCTTTTTCTGGCATTATAGTTTAAATTTTTTAAATTGGTCTTTTGTTACATCTTGTTTAATACCACCAATAACATAAGATTCAATCTCTGTTTCTTGTGGAGCATTTTGTGTACCTTTTGAATTTAACCAATGGTCTACCCATGGTAATGGATTTGTTTTTTGGTCGTACATTGGATTTAGACCAATGCCTTTCATTCTTCGGTTTGCCATGTACTCTACAAATTGATGTAATAGTTTTTCTGATAAACCTATCATACTGCCTTTTGAAAATAGATAAGTTGCCCACCTTTTTTCCTCTGCTAATGCGTCATCATACATTTTATAAACTTCTTTTTCACATTCTTTTCTAATCTTTAACATATCTTTATCATCATTACGGTCATGCCAATTATTAATAACCGTTTGCGACATTGCAAGGTGTTGACTTTCATCTCTTGCAATAAAAGATATAATCTTAGCAGAGCCTTCTAAAAGTTTTAATTCACCAAATGCAAAACTACAAGCAAATGATACATAGAAACGAAGACCCTCTAATATGTTTACCGTCACCATTGCAAGATACATTTTCTTTTTAAGTTCATATAAATCAATCTTATCTTTATCAAGGTGCCATTTATAACCCATTTCAATTAAATCATCATAGGTTTTTGTAACAGATTTACTTCTTTTCTCTATCTTTTCATCTTCAATAATAGTATCAAAGATTTCATTTGGATTAGAATATAAATTTTTAATAATGTATGTATAAGACCTTGAATGAATTGTTTCCATAAAGTCCCAAGTAACAATGCAACCCTCTAATTCTGGATTAGAAACAAAAGGTAAAAATGCCAAACATGGACCTCTACCTTGAACACTATCTAACATAGTTTGATATTTAAGATTGCTTGTAAATATAAACTTTTGTTGTTCAGATAGGTCTTGATAATCATTTCTATCTTTTTGTAGAGAAACTTCTTCAGGTCTCCAAAAATAACCTAGTTGTTGTTGATTTAATTTATCAAATATAGGATATTTCATATCACTATATTGTTGTACTTGTAAATCCTCACCAAAAAACATAGGCTGTTTTGTGAAATCTAGTCCTTTTTCTCTGTTAAATACGCTTCTACTCATTTATTGGTTCCAGTTCTTTTTGCATTTTCTCGCTCTCCGTTAGTTCATAAAAAAATTTATCGTCATCACCTGCTGTCCATTTTTGTTCGCCCTCTACACTATACTCCTTGGTGGACACCTTAAAGTCAGGAAATTTTAACTTACTAGGTGTATAGCTTTTATCATAGAAGATAACTCTATTGTTAGGTTGAGCGGCAAAATGGCCGTTCTCTAACTTTAATATATTAAATGACTTATGTTGTGATGGTACTTCACTATAAGTTACATTTCTTTCTAAATTTGTACTATTCGCATTATCAATTGTAAACATATACCAACCTTGATACCATTTTTTATTTGGCGACAAATACTTACATTGATTACCTGAAAGCATTTGTTTTTCAACAATCGCAATATCATAACTAAAACAATCCCATAACTGCAATTCTGTAAGAGGAACATCCTCTGTTACATCTGTCTTCCAAGTAAAAGCACTAATAGGTAATTTATCATACAAAGCACCATACTCTGGTATATAAGTTTCAAAGTATAATGCTCTACCTTGAATAGACTTTGCTGTTACCCAAACGCCTTCTACAAATTCTCCATGTCCTTTTTGACCGTCATATAGATACTCCTTCTTAACATACACATCTACATGAGGTGTATTGACACACAAATATGCCATATGTTACCTTTCTATATTGTACAACTTTCGCAATCTTCTTCAGCTTGCAAAGTTGCTGGTTCCGTTTCTTCTACCTTGTCTTGCCAACCTATATTATGAGTTGGTTCATCAATATCTTTTTTAGCGTCATATGTATTTTGATAATATGAAGTCTTCCAACCATATTTGTATGTAGATAAAAGGTCTTGAGCCATTACTGAAACAGGCACCTGATTATCTTCATAATTTTCTGGATTGTAAGACCAATTACCACTAATTGCTTGGTCAAAATACTTTTGCATTACTGCAACGATATTTATATATCCTTCATTCCCTTTCATGTCCCATAAAAGAGTATAATTATTTTTTAATCTGTTATAATCTGGTACGACTTGTTTCAATGTACCTTTTTTAGACTTTTTAACAGATAGGTAATCTCTAGGTGGTTCAATGCCGTTTGTGGCATTGGACACTACACTAGAAGATTCAGACGGCATTTGAGCTGATAATGTGCTATGTCGCAGCCCATGTAATTTGATATCTTTTCGTAGTTGTTCCCATTTCATGGTCAGTTTTCTGCCTGAAAGTTCATCAACTTCTTTTTTGTAAGTATCAATAGGTAGGATACCGTCTGAATATTTTGTACGGTGAAAATAATCGCATTGACCTTTTTCTTGTGCAAGTTCATTACTCGCTTTTAACAGATAATATTGAAAGTTCTCTGTCAATTCATCAACTTCTTTCCACGCTTGTTTATCATTATAATTTAATTTTAGTTTTGCCAGATAATGTGCAAGACCAATATAACCTATTCCTAGACTTCTTCTTGCCTTTGTAGATACTTCGGCAGCTTTAACTGGATATTTTTGATGTTCAATAATTTCATCTAAAGCTCTTACTGCAAGGTCACATAAACTTTCTAAATCTTCTAGGTAACTTAATTTACCAACATTGATTGCACTTAAAATACATAATGCAATCTCACCTTTACCATCAATATGTTGAATAGGGTCAGTAGGTAATGTTATCTCTTGACATAAGTTTGACATATAAATTCTGTCTTTAAAACTAGAATGTGTATTACAATGGTCAATATTCATTATGTAAATTCTACCTGTTTCTGCTCTTTCTTTTAACATATCAAAAAACAAAGATTGAGCTGATACTTTCTTTTTACTTACACTTGTTTTTCTTTCTGCTGTTAAATACAAATCATCAAACTCTGGTGTACCCCAAGACTCATACAATTCTGGTACTTCGTGAGGTGAAAATAATGTTATATCTTCATCATTAATAAATCTTTCGTAAAATAATTTAGATAGTTGTATAGAGTAATCTAATTTTCTAACTCTATTATCTTCGGTACCTTTATTATTTTTTAAAACAATAATATCTTCTATTTCTTTGTGCCAAATAGGGAAATGAACCGTTGCACTCCCTCCTCTAACACCGTTTTGTGTGCAACACTTAACTGTTGCTTCAAATTTTTTGAGGAATGGTATAACTCCTGTGTGCTGGACTTCACCGCCTCTAATTCTGGAATTGATTCCTCGTATTCGTCCGGCATTAATACCGATACCAGCCCTTTGTGCAACATAACTGCCAATAGCCATATCACTAGAGAAAATACTAGGCAAAGTATCATCAACATCAACCAACACACAACTAGCATACTGCCTAATAGGCGTTCTAACACCGGCCATAACAGGTGTTGGTATATTGATTTTAAATTTTGAAATTGCGTCATAATATTTTTTAACATAACTCATCCTTTTGTTCTTCGGATATTTGGCAAACAAAGTAGCAGATATCATCATGTACATAAATTGAGGTGTTTCAAAAACCTCATTTGTGCTTCTATCTTGTACCAAATATTTGTCTATAACTTGTCTTAATCCTGCATAAGTAAAGTCATAATCTCTTTCATGTGTTACCCAATTTTCCATTCTGTCAAAATCTTTTTTGTCATACCAATTTAAGATTTCAGAATCATAAACACCTTTGTCAACACATTTTTTCACATGGTCATAAATGTGTGGGTGGTCCCACAATCTACGAAAAATTTGTTTTCTTAAACTATAAAGAAGTAATCTAGCAGCTGTATATTGATAATTAGGATTTTCTAAAGAAATAAGGTCTGAAGCGGACTTAATTAATATTTGCTGAATTTCATCTGTGGTCATGCCATTATAAAATTGTAAACCACTATTCATCTCTACTTGTGATGAAGAAACTCCTGATATATCTTCACAAGCATACTCAACCATTTCGTGTATCTTTTCAATGTTAAGAGGTTCACTACCTCTGCCGTTTCTTTTTTGTACATTTAAAATTTCTTTATTTACCATTAATCTCTCCTAACATTTCTTATAATAACTTAATTTAGTTAAAGCTTCTAACTTAGCAAAGGTGTTTTTACTTATAATAGTTTGCACCTCTGCTTTACTCATTCCTGCAACAATCATATCATTAATGTCTTTATGACGCATATCATCTGGCCACACTACCAAGTTGTAATCTTTTTCAATAACATCATACATTCTTTTTATAATTTCTTTATTTCTAGGCTCGTTATCAAATATGTAAGTAACATTATTAGGTTCAACTCTCAATGTCAAATCTGCACCAGCAGCCGCCAAACAATTATTTAAGAATAAACTATCAATAGGTCCTTCAACTATGAATATTTGTTGTTGAAGATTTACTCTCTCTAGTCCATAAACTTTTTGTTTGTTTTCGTCTGTCTTAATTGTTAAGTATTTTGGTTGTTCATTACCAAATGCACGGCCTTGAAAAGCAAATACCTTTTCATCTACATCATAAAAAGGTATAATCAGTCTAGGATGCTCTCCCTTTGTGTGTGGAAAGGTACCTGGTTTTACTTTGTTAACAAATGTCATAAACTTATTACAAAGAAATAATTTAGAAAAAAACTGATTAGGTATTTTTCTTTTCACAACATATTGTCTAACTGGATGGTCCTCTTTCAACTCACTTACTGGTTGAAGACCATCTAACATATCAACTTCTTTAAACTTTGGTTTAAAGTCGTTAAATTTCGGCTGAGGCGTGGAGGGTGCCGACCCTTTATATCTTTCTAATAAGTATTGTTCGTATTTTTTACTATCAATAACTTTTAAAAAATTAGTTAAACTTTGTCCTTCACCACAATTATGGCATTTGAAGAACATATCGTTTTTTACACGATAGAAATAAGCTCTTGCCTTTGTTTTAGATTTCTTTGAGTCACCACAATGAGGACATCTAAAATTAAATAGATAATCGCCTTTCTTTTTAAACTGCGACAATCTGGCAGAAATTTCATTAATATATTTTAAATCAATATAACTGGACATAGCAATTTTCTAATATACACTAAACTCATAATATTGTCAATGCTGGAAAAAACTTTCCTAGTAAAAAATAGCCTCCGTATTTCCGGCGCTGATTTCTCGGCCGTTACACTCCAGCTGGACTATCTCATCATGTCTAGGATTTCTGTACCGTTTAAGGCAATAAACCAACCTATAACAATAGCACCACCCATAATCAACCATCTATACTTCTCTAGTATACCAACTCTCCCGCCAATGTCAAGCTTAAGTTGTTTGATTTCTACGAGTAGTCTTTTTTCTACATGTTGGATTTCTTTTGTTAATTCTTTGTGAACATTGTCTATCTCTCCAGCTCTCTCTTTTAATTTGTCAAAAATAACATCATCTAATTGTTCTTGTCTGGAGATTTTTTCTTCATGTACGGCTAACATAGATTTAACACAGGTTGACACATCTGTAAGTTTATCAATAGCAGTGTCTAAACGACCTTGAATACTATTAACATTTTCTATATCTTTTTTAAGGCCTTCAATCTGTACCTTAATATCTGTATTATCTGGCATTAATTATTCCTACTAAAATTCTCTATCAATCCATTTATATATTGACCAATTATAATACAATAAAAGGCCAGTAATTAAAATAAGATTTATTGTTCCGTAATCCATATTTAGTCCGTTTGTATGATTGTAATATTATTTTGGTTGGTACTATTACCAACATCAAGGTGTTGAGCTTCTTTATCTTGTAAAATCTGTAAGTCTGCTTCATTAGCAGTTTCAGTTTTTACATAAGCTCTATGGTTGTCGTTATATCTATTTATAATTGTGTAGTCGCCTGAAGTTGAGGCAGTTGCGTCAAATTCATTATTTAATGTAGAGTATCTACCAGTTCTTGTTTCTGAAGATGAACCTGTAAGTTCGTTTGATGTTGTAATAGTTTGTGTTATATCACCTGTATGGTAATTTAATTCTTCACCACTAGCAGTTACCTCTGTTTCTACTTCGGAGTTATCAACCCATTCTGTACCACATGCTGAATTTGCTTTATCCCAATAGTAACCATACCATTCACAATCCCATTGATTGTCTATATCTGCTAACCATTGTTCTAATTCTGCGTCTATATCATAATCATCTTCATAAGTGTATTCTTCTTCCCAACTATCTTCAGCTTGTTCATCTTCCCAACCAGAATACCACCAATCATTTACTTTTTGCCAGTAAATATCCCAATCGTCCCATGTCCAATCTGCAATGTATTTGTCTTTTAAATCTTTTATCTTCCATGGTTTAGGTTGGTCAGGACACATCTCCCAATTAGGGTAAGTTCCACACCAACCATATAATTTACCAAATATTTTTTTAGATTCTTTTGTCCAACTATCAAAAGTTACTTTTAAATCCCAATCATCTTTATACCATTCGTTTAGGTAATCAAGGTATTCTTGGTTACACCAAGAGGGGTCGTAACCATTGTAATCACAATAGTTTGCTTGTGTTAATGTAGGAGGTCCACCGTTATTAATATATTCTGCATTTGAATAGTAAGCGTCATCCATATAAAAATCTTCCCAAGTATATCCATCTGAAACATCAGCCTCTGTTTCATCTTTTGTATCTTCAACTACATCAACTGATTCTGTTTCTACATTGTAAGAGGCAAGACCATATTTTTCTAAAGTTTCATTGTATGCTTTATCGTATGCGTCCCAATCTACCTCGTCCCAATTTACATTATCCCAATCAATAGTATCCCATGTACAATCTGAACAACCTATAGCGTCAAAATATGCTTGGTCCATTTCTGCATACATACTCTTTGCGTCATCCCAATCCATCTTTTTTTCACCATCTGCGTCCCATACTGATATCTCATTGTTTTCATCTATAATATCCCACTCTTTTAAATCATCTTCCCATTGGTCATAATAAGAAGTATCTACCTCTGATTCTACAGCGGCTGTGTCTAATTCTTTTTCTTCTTTTGATTTAGTTTCTACTATCGAGTCTGTTTCACTAACTGACATATCAGTAGCAACAATTGTATTTGTATCTTCTACAACACTTGCCTCTTCATTTATAAGTGCTTCCTCCATGTCTTGTGCTTTAGTTTCTTCTTTAGACATTTCAGTTTTCTTATCTGTATCACCAAAAGATTTACTTGTGTCTTCTTTAATTTCTTTTTCAATGTCTTTTAATTCTATGATATCAGATTTATTAGTTTCTATTTTTGGTGGTGTTGGTGTTAAATTGTTTGAAGTAACCGAAACTGAATTGTAAACATTAGTAATTGTTTGAGAACCTGCGTCTGTTGATACCGTTACTTGTCCTACTGCACCATTACTATCTGGTAATAAAGTGATTGTTGCCACACCTGAAGTTTCTACCGTTGCTGAAAAAGCAGTACCTTGTACCGTTACCGTGGCAAATCCAGCATTAATATTTACCTCACCACCTAAATTAGATACTGAACCTGATTCATAGGTAAAAGAACCTACATTTACGGTTACAGCCATTGCTAATTCTATTGGCACTTTACTTGTATCAAAAGCAAATTCGTCAATTGATTTTTCTGTATTAGGTCCCATTGTAAACTTTGTACCATCAACATAACTCAATATCATACCACCATCTTCACCTGTTTGTAAAAAGTCTTTCATTTGTAATTCATAACCCATTATAACTTTTTCCGTACTACCGTCCCTTTCGTTAAAAGTTGACCCCATTTGGCCAGTAATTTCTCCTACTTTAGGACCTGTTATTTGAGCTGAAGTTAAACTAGTACAGAAAAGTACCAGTATTGATACTAGTAAAAAGAGTTTTTGCATTTTAACAACCTGAATTGGTTAACTGAACGGTTGTGTCTGCTGTCTGGTCGTTTCTATTGAAAGTATAGTTGCAAGTATCGTTACCATCTTGGTCAACAAGTAAAGTATAATCATAAATTGATTCACCATTGACCGTTAGATTTGCTGTGTTACCACCATTTAATTGTATTAATTCTACTACTGCACCACTTGTGTAAATATAAACTTGTGCATTATTATTTCCACCGTTACCATAATATCTTAATGTGTTATTATTACCACTTGTAACTGATTTCATATAATTGTTATCGCCGTATTGTACCATTCTGACATGAGAACCAACGGCGTCTGGATGAACATCTAAAACATTTGAATCACCTATAACATCATGTACTTGATAATTGTCAGCACCGTGGCTAGACATATGCACCTGGTTTGATGACCCTACAATATAGACATCAATTGTAGCGCCTTCATCACCAGTTGTATCGGCGAATTGACCATGTGATTCTATATTAGGACCAATCATTATGTTTGCCTTATCAGCACCAACCATACCACTTGAATTAGTGTTACCATAAAACTCTACATCATTTGAATTACCTGACATAAGAACATATAAGAAGTGTGAGTCACCTCTAACATATGCCCAAAAATCGTTTGAGTCACCTCTTATATCTAAATCTATGTGAGTATCTTGTATGTCATCACTAGCATGACCAGAAATATCTACAATGTTTGATGAACCTACAACATCTATATCGTAATAATGACCATCAGCGTCTGTATCGCCTAAATCTAATCTTAATTTGTTTGAGTTTCCTGTTGCAACATAATCAAAGGTCATATTAGAACCTTTAAATTTCATGTCGCCAGTATCATCTGTTTCGTTTGAATTACCTAATTGTTTAACTATGATAGTTAAATTAGGACCGTCAATAACAAATGGAGCTGAGGTAGATATACCAAACTTATTTGAAGCACCGTCTTGTTTTATATAGACGGATCCTAGTTTGTTTTGATTATCCTGTTGAATATATACGCTATTACCAGCCCAACAATTAGTTGTGATGGTTACCAGAGTCACCAGAATCATCATTATTAGTCTTATCATCTTGCTCCTCTACGGTTTTGTCTAATTGATTCCACTCTTCTTCAGCGGCTTCTTTTTTTAAATTCTCGTCTGCTATTTCGTTTTCTTTTTTAACTTTCTTTTCTTCAAGGTACATCTCATAAGTTTTTTCAACTTTTTCCTCACCTATGTCAACTCTAATATCAGTATCAACATAGTCTTTGATTTCAGGTACTTTTACCTCTTTTACATCAAACTCCCATAAATCTTTTTCTGCACCCTCATTAATTAAACTTACTACACCTGCCTCTATTGCTTTTCTAACTGCATATGTAACTGGTTCATTTCTTGCAACACCAGCTTCTATCTCTACTAACATTGTATCTGCGTCAAAATATTTAAATACATCACCACCTGTTTCAGCAGACAATATAGTTTTTTCTATTGTTGTTGATATTACAACTTCACCAGTTTGTACATTAACTAATCTTAATATAATTGTAATAACATCTTGTCGCCATTGTTTGTGAGTTTGTATTCCTAAAACTCTTGCACCTATACCACCTGTTTTAGTATTACTATCGTAACCTACAATACCACCTGTTATATAAGCGCCTGCAAATAGTAATGGTGGTAAAGGTTCTGCACCCTCACCATTTACTTGTTGTCTTGTAGACCTTATTAATTTTCTCTCTTGTAATAGACTTGGTAAACTTGTTCTTTCTACAACTCTAAACCACTTACCATTACCTGCGTCTTGTAAAGCCTTAATCAATAATTGATATGAACCTTGTGTAACTGCTGTTGACATTGAAGCAACACTATCACTTGGTTTCTTTTGACCTGTCATATCTGCAAAATCATAAACTGCAATTATAACTGGTTCACCTTTAGGAGAGTTAATCTCTGTTAAATCTTTATACTGAATAGATTGTTTTCTTACATCAAAATCTAAATCAGGTTTGCTAGCACAACTGGCTAACAATAAAGTTAGTAATAATATACCGATTGTCTTAAACATATTACGAGTTGTCCTCTTTAGGCATAGTAAATGTTGTAACCGTACCGTCTGTTTCAGTTACCGTTACTACAACATTACCTGTACCTGATGGTGTTGTCCATGCAACAACTTCGCCACCGATTGGTGATGTAAATGTACCAGAGTCTTGTTGTAGACCATCTGTACCAAATACATTGTCTGTAATTTGTTTAGCAAGTGCCGTGTAAAATCTTGCTTCTATATTTGCCTTAAATTTATTGATAGGCAATGCGTCAATCTCGGCTTGAGCAGCTTTAGCGTCTGCTTTCTTTTGAGCCTCAATTGCGTCCCTTCTAGTCTTTTCAATATTCTCAATTGTCAGATAGTGAGATGACTTTCCGTTACCTGAAAATGATGGACTACCAAACTTAAATGTTAGTTCACTTGCGTTTAGACTAGTATGGAGGAATAATGTGGCTATTATTGTAATTATTACTTTCATATACTCCCTCTTTTACTATACTATTATTTATAATAAATAGTCAGTAAGGATTGAAATGATTAAAAAAATTAGTAAAATATGGTCTGTACTTGTAGTCTTTGGTTTATTATTGAGTGTTTATCTAGTAAATCCCTCATTGCTACAATCAACTAAACTAAATGTGTTTGATACTTACCAAAAATTTGGTACAAATTACCAATCAAAAAGTTTAATTTTACTAGACATATCTGACGCAGCTCTAAAAAAACAAGGACAATGGCCTTGGAAAAGAGATGTACTTGGTCGTACTATAATCAATGCTTACCAAAATGGAGCCGCTCTGGTAGTTCTCCAAGTGGTATTTCCTCATAAAGATAGACTAGGTGGTGATGATATATTTTTGAAAATGATATCAAAATATCCTGTGATATTAACTGAAACCAATGAAGTAAAAAATCTTCAAAGTATAGAAAGAAAAGCATTAGCAATAGGTAATGTATCAGTACCTATTGACATTGATGGTACTATTAGAAAATTACCATTGGAAAATTCTATACCTGAAGTTATAATGAAAGTTATAAAGTTTCCTAAAATAGAACAAGATAAATTATGGATTGATTTCAGACATAATATTCCTAGAATAGATTATACAGATAAAGATTGGTCTGCCATGAAAGGTAAGATTGTTTTTATTGGTACAACATTTAAAGGTTCTACTTATGTTCTAACTCCTTCTGGTTTAAAAAATACACATGAGATTATGGCAATCAGTACAGAAAACTTATTGTCTAAAAAATTTATTGATAGACCTGATTGGTTACCATATGCTGAATTAGCACACATACTTTTAGGTGTCTTATTTTTTATCATCTTAATACCAAGAGTTGGTGTTAAATGGTCTTTTATATGGTATGCAATTTTTCTAACAGATTTATTTGGTTCAGCTGGGTTTTTATTTTGGCAATATTCATATCTTTATGATTGGTTTAGTCCATTAATAATATGTTCTATTGTATGGGCACACTTAACATATTTAAATTATGCTAGAGAAAATAAATTAAGATTACAAATCAAAAAACAATTTGAACATTATCTCTCTCCAGATATGGTCAAACAATTACAAAATAATCCTTCTTTGTTAAAATTAGGTGGTGAAACTAGAACATTAACATTTTTGTTTTCTGATATTAGAGGTTTTACTCCTATCTCTGAAAAATATAAAACTAATCCTCAAGGTCTTACGGTAGTTATAAACAAGTTCTTAACGCCAATGACCAACATCATAATGAAAAATGGTGGTACTATTGATAAGTATATGGGAGATTGTATTATGGCATTTTGGAATGCACCTATTGACGCACCAAATCACAAAGAAATGGCAATAGATTCTGCGTTAGAAATGATAGATAAATTAAAAGAATTAAACGATAGTAATGATTTCGGAGATGGTAATAAACTAAATATTGGAATAGGTATTAACTCGGGAGAAGCCGTGGTCGGAAATATGGGTAGTGAACAAAGGTTTGATTATTCTGTATTAGGTGACGCTGTAAATCTAGCAAGTAGATTAGAAGGCATATCAAAAAATTATGACGCAACCCTAGTTGTCGGCGAAGATACCTACAATTCAATATCCTCAAAATACAATTTTCAAAAGTTAGATGATGTTCAGGTGAAAGGTAAATCAAATAAAGTATCAATTTATACGGTTAGGGAGAGTAATGACACAATTACAAAAGAAGAAACTACGAAAAAAATTGAACAAACAAATACGATATGATAAAAGACTTAAACTATATTTACTTAATCTGCAATGGTATCAGATAAAACTTCAAAAAGCCAGACGAAGAAGAAGAACACTCAAAAAATTATACATCTTAAAACGATTAAGAGAATTAAATCTGCCTTTTAGAGCAGCTTAATTATTTTTTATCTGTTAGTTTGTTGATAAGTTCAAAGGCAACTTTAATTTTTTCTTCAAGTACCTTTATTCTGTAATGTGCTTGAGCTAATGTAACTATAAGTAATATGAATGCCACGAACATTGGCCATAATCTACTTAACATTAAAACTGCTTCAGAGTCCATTTAATCTTTCTTATTCGTAAACCTTTTTTCTCTCGTATGCTTGCTCGTGTCTACCTGTAATCTCTAGTATTTCCCACTCACCATTTTCTAATACTCTTACTTTAGCATTTACTTTATCACATGTCATATTATAAACGCCTTCTTTATCTTTAGATTCTTTATACTTTCTCTCTGCTTCTCTTTTATTTTTCAAGCAGTCCATTAAGTTTTCACTTGCAACATGGTCAACTAATTTTCTCTGACCGTTTTCATCTATTTCAAAAATACATACTGCAAATACAACACCATCCTCTGGTGTAGATGAAGACTCTTTATGTTCTTCTTTCATAAATGTTTTGTGTGTATGTTTCTTTTCAATAGGACAAACTTGGTGACCATCATCACCACAACCTGTGCAATCGCCATATGCTATACTTAAACCACCTAATATTATAATAAATGTCAACAACCCTAGTAATAAATTTCTACCTTGCATTAGTTTAATATTTTAAGTAACCTTATTCCGTATTTTGCTTGTTTATCTTCTTGTAATAATGCCTTAACAGACCTACAAGCAAATATAACTCTTTCGCCGCCTACTTCTCTACTTGCTACCCTTTTAGATTTTAAGCATTGACTTAAATTTTCTTTGTAAACCCATTCAATTAATTTTCCGTTAAGTGTTAGTGTCAAAGCAATTACACCATCTTTTTCATACTTTTCACCACCAGTATATAATTTAGCTGCAAATACGCTAGATGAAAACAATAATAAAAATAATATACTGATTAATTTTTTCATTGTGTTTTTCCGTTCTGATAGATAATACTTCTATTACTATCCTTTAATTTCTCAACATCATCTCTAAGGATTTTTACATCCTCTTGTAATCTTTTGATGTTAACGCCATTGTTCATCATATCCTCCATACTTTTTTGTATGGCTTCCACTTGGCCTGCAATATGCTCAATCAACATAAATTGCTCCGAATCAGCGGGCAAACTTCCCATTTCCCCTCTTGGCCATTTGATTCTAAATTCTGTATTCTTTTCTAAATCAGCACCTATTGTTTCTATTGCTTGGTTTAAATCTTTTTCTGCTAGTGTGCTTTTAGTTTCTAACATGGTAATACGCTCTAACACTCCGAAGTAAGCCCACACTCCGACGGCCACGGCGGCCACTATGGATATTAGGTTCCTCATTGGCATGCTAATAGCGGTATTGTCTGATATATCTAATCTATTTTTGCTCATTTGTATCTTCTTTCTCGTAATACTCCTTGTATTTATCTAGCAAATCATTTGTAACTTTTAAATGTGCTCTTATTTGAGCAAAGTTTTTTGCAATTAATTGAAAGTCTTTGTCATTAAGACCAAATAACACAGGATCCAGCCCTTGTTCTTCCATCTTTTTAAATACTTCATCTGCATTATCTGAAGTAATAATAATCCATTTCAATTTCTCTAATTCAGGCATAGTAGGTTTAGCTAAATCTAGTTTAGCTCTAGGTACTTCTTCTTTGAAGATACTTAATTTTTTAACGCCTGAACAGCTAGTTAAAAACAAAATTACTAAAATACTAATTATTATACGGTACATAATTCGGGTTCGCTATTGAGGGACACTCTCTGTTAATTTCTGATTTTTTAGTTGCGTTAATTTCTTCTTCAGTAAGTGGTGCCCCACCTGCTATCTCAACACATCTTAATACTTTATCACTTGCACCATTAATTATTCTTTGTATTGTTTCAGTTTTTTCTATTGCAAGTTTACCAAAATCTCTTCCACCTTTGTTAAATCTATTATCTAGGTCATCTAAATCTTTTTTTAGATTGTTTACTAACTCATTCATTTCATTGTTAGCAGTTAGTATTGCTTGAAAATCTTTCTTTTGATTTTCTATTAATTGTTTTTGTTCAGTTATCGCTTGTTCCATTTTTATAGCATTCGCTTTTAATATTTCATTATCAGCTCTTAACTTCATAACATAGAAGCCACCGCCAGCTATGGCGGTGACAACTATTCCAATTAAAAATAATCTCATTCCTAACATTGTTAGTCTTTCTTACAAATTGATATAATTCCCCAAATAATAGCAGCGTAAGCAGCTATTTTAACAAAGGGACCACCAAGAACAATCAAAAGACCAAATGCTATTAGTGTAGCACCTGACCAACTTGACATTTCTTTTACTCGGTCTTTTATCCAATTTATCATAAGATTTACTCCTTTTTTTTATTTTATCTTAGCGTTAACTTTACGGTGTTTATTCCATGCCATAAAGCCACCTAGTCTTAATGACCAGTAAGCCAGATAGTTCATAAGATAGAAACCATTTACGCCTATATTAATATCTCTAAAGATTTCGTCTGCTCTTTTTTGAGATATAACGCCTAGGGTATCTTTCTTATTTTGTCTTAATAGGGTTTCAAATTTATATGCGTAATCGTGTATAAGTCCACCTATTAATAGTACACCAACTGGTGATAAAAACGGATGCAAGAATTTTGGTATACTTGCACCATCAAATTTAAAACCTGCCGGTATTACATACTTATTTCCGTTTAATGTATATTCAAAATCTTTTGCGATTTCCCAATGTCTGACACCAAGTATCCACATAAAAATCATTTTAAAAAAACCTTTACCTTTTGTGGCAATTCTTATTGGTTTCATCAACGGATAATCTGTAAAAGCGAATGTGTAACATTTAGGTTGTTTCTTATCAAATAAATTGATAATAAAACCTATGATTATTAATGCAATTAAAATTGTCCACATCCAGAATTTCATTGCTAAAGTAACTATTAGTTCCATTTTAGTCCTTACTTTTTTTATTCTTATTTATGTATTGTTGATAAACTCTATGTGCTGAAGCAAGGTCTTTTTTCTTTTCGGGGTCTTTTGCTCTTTCACTTGCCACTTTTGCTCTTTGCGACATGGCAATTGCAGCCTGCATTTTGTGAGCATGAGTTTTACCTGAACCTTTTATTTTATTTACTGATTGAGTAGCCTTTTCTCTATCTACAAAACCTAAACCGTGTATTGTGCCTTTAGGATTTTCATCTGTATATAGGTCACTATGTTTATCTGAGCCTGCTTTTTGTCCAGGTTTTCTAGCAATTCTAGGATTTTTATCTGCTGTTAATCCTACTGCTCTTGATGACCTACTACCTTTTCCTTTTGGTGGTACATCACCTAAACTTGCGATAGGGTGTGCTTGGTCTACACCACCAATAGCAAAACCTCTTGTCATACGACTATATTCTTTAAATGTCTTCACCAAATTGTCCTTCGTGAGGAGTATTATCTGCTAAATTTTTTATAAATTTATCGTGAAAAGATTGTTTTTCTGGCACTATTTTTATTTCATCTTTTGTAATACCATTCTTTTCATCTATTTTATCTTCAAGTTTATTTAAAGTTTCGTTGACACCTTTTAAAACTACATTATTATTATCGTAGCCTTCTTTTACATTTGCGCCTAGTTTCTTCATAATTGTTCTTCTTAATACATCTTCAGCGTCATCTTTTTTCTTAACTTTTTTACCTGTTGGATTCATATCAACACCACCATGTGCAACAGCATTTGCTGGAGCGTCTTCATCCATTTTATTGATTAATTCATCAATCATATCTTTATAATGTTTGGGCATATTCGTCCTCCGATACTAGTTCATTACCTCTCTCATATACATCTACGCCAAAACAAGTCATGTATGGCTCACCAGGTAATTCTGGTATTTCTCTTACTTCGTTTAATAACATATTATATAAATTTTCTTCTTTTAAATATGTTATGACAGCTGACTCTATTGAGTCTTTATGCTGTGCATATGTTTTATCTTCTTTAATTAATAGTGCTAGAGCAACTGCAAAAGAACCTAATCTACTACCAAGTCCTACTTTTTGCAATATTCTTTTTAGATTGAAAACAAATCTATGAAGCATTGTGTAATGTTTTCTTTCACTACCTTTTACTTCTTTCATTTTTCTTAATGACTTACCTTTTTCATCAATAATACCTAATTCAAAAGCTTTAAACTTTTTAAAAGGTGTTACCAACATCTTTACAACTCGGTAAGTAATAATTAAATCTATTGCTCTGCTCATAACTCTTTTAACATTTCCTCTATTTTACTATCTGCCTTTGTAGATTCCAACTCATGTGGATACAAATACTCCAGATAATTCAAACATGCTTTTAATACTGGCCAATATTGTTCATCTGTTTTATATAACAGCAGAGTTATTGCTACTTCAGCACTAAAAACATTTTGTAATACTATTAGATGATTTAAAACTAATCTTATTTTAATATCGCCTGTTATAGCATACTTACGAAATAACCTTTTTAGATATTTAAATCGCTTAATATCATCATAAAATTCCTCTTCTTTTTCAAGAGTAGGGTTATCATAGTTTTGTTGTGCAAACAACAACCAATTATCTTTGGTTATTTCTTTGAACATAAAAAGTCTATACTAATTTAGCAATGACTTTTGACGAACCGTTTTCTAGTGTTTCGTATTTAACATTAAGTTTCAGACCACCCTCTTTTTTGTGAGATATGCCATCATCATTAATATCGGAACCGTCAATATCTTTACCAAATCTTCCTCCGAATTGTGTAACTTCAAGATTAGCTGAACCATTTCCTGTCATTTCAGGAATTGTCATGTCTAATCCTAATGTTTTCAATTTACTTGCTAATTGCTCCATAGCAGCTTTAGGATTTAAATATTCCTGACCTGCGATAGAACCTACAAATGCATTTACTCTTTCAAGGACTTTAGGGTCTTGTATGTTATGGACACCGATACTTCCGTCTTCAACAGAATTAACTTCTGGTGTTCCAACATTACCAGCACCGTACTTACCTTGCTTGTAGCCTTCTGCTATATGTTGTTTTAAAGTTTTCATTTCTTTTCCTCGTTTTCTTTTTTATCCTCACCTTTTTCATTTTTATTTTCACTAGGTTTTTTATCACCTATTAAATCTTCTTCAAAATCTTCCAAATCTTTATCTTTAATATGTTGTTTTAAAGTTTTCATCCTTTAGCGACCATTTCTTTTAAAGCTTTGGATTTTTCTTCACCCTCTACTTCAATTTTATTAATTAACCTATTTGTTTGTTGGATAGCACCGTTAAGAGCATTCATATTTGCTTTCATCTGTACTAAATCCATCTCAACTTTTGTGATGTTTCTTTTCATCTCGTCAAAGTCTTTTTGCAAAAGAGTCTTCTCTTCTTGCAAAGTTTGTAAATCTATAGCCATTATATTCCTCAATTATATTATACAGCTGCGAAGTTGTGGCCACCCATAATATTCCAATTTGAATTTTTGAATATTAAAGTTACCGTTTCACCAGGTGCGTTCAAAGTTATCGTTGTGTGTCCTCTTAAATTAGATGGTGTTATAACAATATTGTTAGAACCACCAGTTGACACATTTATTATAGTCTTAATTTGACCATTTGCGCCATCAGCTAATGTGCAAGGTGCAGCCGCTGAAGTTGCGTTTACTTCAGTTACAGGTGTTGTTATATCAATTGATGATGATGTAGAACCATCTCCTGTAATTGCTTGTGAAGTTGAATTTAAACCTAGCCAAGATGGTATATTATTTACTACATCTGCGGCTGTGATTTTTTTGTTGATTGGTGTTCCGCTTGGGTCATCCACTACATGGAATAAATCTACTGCGGCTAAACCGTCACCAAGGTCGGTTAGTTGTGTTACTTTTTTGTCTGCCATTTTTATCTCCTATTAACCCCTTTCGGGGAATGCTACTTGCGCCAAATGACGCAATCACTTTGTTAATATATTTATAAAAGGGGCCGTAGCCCCTTTTAATTAGTTGTTATTATGCTACTACCGTAATTGTACCAGCTGCTGTACCTATACCAGCGGCGTTAGTTATTGTAGATACCGTTGAAGTACCTGCGTCTTTAACCGTACCACCGTTTAAAGCCATAGCGTTAGCACCAATTGATAAAACATCATCAGCGTCTGTAGCTGCGTTTCCAGCTGCAATTGTTAGTGAGAATACTAACTCGTTAGTACCTGTTCCACTAGCATATGATAATGTGTGATTTGCGTTAGTATCATTTACTACCGTTAATTGTGGTGTACCTGTAACATCAACAGCTTCATTGAATCTAACTCTAACTTGTAAAGTTCCAC